CCTTACCCCGGGATAAAGCGGTTTTATCCCGCCTTAATCTATATAGAGGATAAAATAAAACACGTCTACCCGTTCGGCTCTAGGCACACTGAGCCTCACAGCGAAGTTGCCGCTGAGACGAACGGTGTGGTTACGGAGCCAGCCTCTACGGGCTGGCGTAGTAATTAGGGTTAGGGAGCCGTAAGCACAGCAGGCTCCCATTAGGAAAAAAGTAATTGAGCGCCTACAGGGCGCCCCCTAAAGAAAACCCAAAGCCTGCCCATAGGCAGCCTTACCCATAGGACTTAACCCATGAGCAACAAGAACAACGCGTACAAGTTAGCACCAGGTGCTACACTGTCCGCGCCGGACGCTAAAAAGCGCCTTCTCGCGCTGATTGAAGAAGGCGTGACAGTAGAGGACGCTTGTCGCGCCGTAGGTAAATCTGTTAAATCTTATGAGTACTACAGAAGTTCAGACCCACAATTCAAAGAGGCTATTGACCTACTACGCGTCTTACAAAAGCGTAAGGGTGTCGTCTCCACCGAAGATAAAGATATATCCTTTGAAGAGTTCCGCCTGAAGTATCTGGCGTCTAAGACCTTCCCTCATCAGAGAAATGTAATTTCTCTACTGGAAGAAGGAGAGCCTGCTTGGCTCCACCCTAATATGATTTACGAACCAGGATTCAAGAACTACGTCCTGTGCAATATGCCGCCTGAGCACGCTAAGTCTATGACCGTCTCAATTGACTACGTGACATACCGGATTGTGACAGACCCTAACGTTCGTATCAAGTTGGTGTCTAAGACCCAACAGATGGCTAAAGAGTTTCTCTACGCTGTCAAGCAAAGATTGACATCACCTCAGTGGGCAGAACTCCAGAGACGCTACGCGCCAGTGGAAGGCTTCAAGGCTACGGCTGAGAAGTGGACCCAGGACGCTATCTACATTGAACGCGACTCAGGCGAAAAAGACCCTACCCTTCAGGCCTTGGGTATTGGTGGTCAGATTTACGGTGCTCGTGCCGACCTTATCATTCTTGATGACTGTGTGACCCTCGCGAATGCTAATGAGTATGAAAAGCAGATTCGATGGATTCAGCAGGAAGTCTTAACGCGTATCGGACCAACAGGTAAGTTACTGGTTATTGGTACTCGCGTAGACCCACTGGATATGTATCGCGAAATGCGTAACCCAGACAGGTACCCTGACGGTACCTCGCCTTGGACCTACCTGGCCATGCCAGCCGTCCTAGAGTTTGCAGACGATGCCAAAGACTGGCAGACGCTCTGGCCTCAGTCAGACCGCCCTTGGGCTAATGATGATGTAGAACCAGATGCTGATGGGCTATACCCTCGCTGGGATGGCTACAACCTCAAGCGTCGTCGCGGTGTCCTTGACCCTAAGACATGGGCAATGGTATACCAGCAGCAAGATGTTGAGTCTACCGCTATCTTTGCACCGGAGTGTGTACGCGGTTCTGTATCGGGTATGCGCCCTGTCGGTCCGCTTATCCCTGGCGCCCCCGGTCAACCTGCTCAAATCAACGACCAATACATTGTCGCTTCTATGGACCCTGCCATGTCAGGAGATACATTCTCTGTCATCATGGCTGGAGATAGAACAACCCAGAAGCGCTACCTCTTAGAAGCCTCACGTATGCCGGCTCCAACGCCAGCACAGATTCGTGAATTGATATTCAGTTGGACAGAGAAGTACAAGCCTAAAGTCTGGGTAATCGAAAAGAACGCCTTTCAGTTGTTCTTGACCCAAGACGAGCAGATAAATAAGTTTCTAGCCACCCGAGGCATTCGCCTCGTCCAGCACTATACAGGTGCAAACAAGATGGATGCCGAATTCGGTGTTGCATCTATGGCTACATTATTCGGTACGACGGACAACCAAGGCAAGCATATTAAAGGCTCAAACCTCTTGGAGTTGCCTCGTACCGATAACGAACACATCAAGGCTCTGATTGAGCAATTGATTACCTGGTCCGCTGGCACCAAGGCTAAGCAAGATGGACCTATGGCTCTCTGGTTTGCAGAGACGCAAATGCGCGACTATCTCAATCAGTCCGGCGCATATGGTGGTTCTTTTGTCAAGAACCCGTTTGCTACAAAGGGACAACTTGCCCGACGCAAAGTTGTTGATTTAGAAGAGTACGCCAAGTTGCAAGAGCAGATGGCTTCAAATGGAGGAACCTGGTATGGCAATGGATATAGATGACTTAGGGATTAAGGTACGCAAACTTCGCGACCATAACGCCCTTCGTGATGCCCGCTGGGCAGACTTGCTTTCCATCCGTCAAGGAAACATCCAGCAAGTATTTCCTGAACTCTTCTCATCAGATTATCCCAAGCCAATGGTGGCTAACTTTATTGACGTTGCTGCTCGTGACGTAGCAGAAGTTATTGCTCCACTTCCAGCATTCAACTGCGATACCACAGATTCTATTAGCGATAGAGCACGTAGACGTGCCGACAAGCGCACTATGATTGCTGCTGGCTATCGCGATTCTTGTAACCTACAAACCCAGATGTATACAGGCGCTGACCGCTATGTAACATTTGGTATGCTCGCCTTTGTTGTTGAACCTGATTTTGAAAACAATCGTCCAATGATTCGCTTGGATAACCCAATTGGTGCTTATCCTGAATGGGACAGATTTGGAAAGTTGATTTCCTATACGCGTCGCTACAACAAGACAGTACGCGAGTTATGCAACGACTTCCCAGAGTATGAAGAAGTTATCCGTGGTCCTTATGAGCAACGTGGTTCTGAGCGTATGCTTGAAGTGTTCCGCTATATGGATAAGAATGAAACCGTCCTTTTTGTTCCTGAGCGTAAGAATCTTGTTCTTGACCGCGCAAAGAACTTCATGGATGAAATTCCTGTTGTTATCGCAGTCCGCCCAGGCGTAGACTCAGATGAGCACCAACGTGGTCAGTTCGATGACATTATGTGGGTACAAGTAGCACGCTCACGCTTTGCTACCCTCCAACTAGAAGCAGCACAGAAATCAGTACAGGCTCCGTTTGCTCTTCCTTCAGATGTTAACGTGCTGGAGATTGGCCCAGATGCGACTATTCGCTCAGCCAACCCGGAGAAGATTCGCCGTGTTGCACTAGACATTCCTAACGGAATCTTCCAAGAGTCTGCAACTCTTGACCAAGAACTACGTACTGGCTCACGCTACCCACAAGGACGCCTTGGCGTACAGTCTGGCTCTATTGTTACAGGCCGTGGTGTAGAAGCACTTATGGGTGGATTTGATACCCAAGTAAAAACAGCACAAGCAGTATTCGCTGAAGCATTCCGCCATGTTATGCGCCTCATGTTCATCATGGATGAAACACTATTTGGTAATGTTACTAAGGAAGTACGCGGTGTTAACGCTGGCGCTCCTTATGAAATTACCTATAACCCAAAGAAAGACATTGCCGGTGATTACTGGTGCGATGTTACTTATGGCCTTATGGCTGGACTTGACCCTAACCGCGCTCTTGTCTTTGGACTTCAAGCACGTGGAGATAAGTTAATCTCTCGCGATTTCTTGCGTCGTCAAATGCCGTGGGAAATGAACGTAACTATGGAAGAAGAAAAGGTAGAAGTAGAAGAATTACGCGATGCCTTGATTCAAGCAGTAGCAGGTTATGCCCAAGCACTACCAGCAATGGTTGCTCAAGGACAGGACCCATCAAAGATTCTCACAGCGATGGCATCCATTATCAATGGACGTCAAAAAGGTATGCCTATCGAAGAAACAATCGAAGAGGCATTTGCTCCAAAGGAGCCAACAGAAGTTTCCCCTGAAGTTGCAGCCGCTGGTGAGGCACAAGCCCCAGGTCAGGTTCCTCCAGGGGAGCCTAGTGGTCAACCCGGACAACTACCTCAAGGCCTAGAAGCATCTGGCCGTATGCAAGGAGTTGCACCAGGACAGCAAGGTATGGCACCTGGCGGACGTCCTTCATTACAAACCCTGCTTGCAGGAATTTCATCTTCTGGTAACGCGCAGATGTCTGCGGGACTTATCAGAAGGCGGCCAATCTAAAACGCGTTTTGGCTGTCACAAACAATCCTATAGGAGAAATATGAAATCATCACTAACAACAAAGGTTCCCTCCCCAGCGAACCAAGGTGGACACGGTTCATCTGATGCAACAACACAAAAGACAAAGATTCAACCAAAGGCTGGCTCAGCAAAGCCTGGTGCATCAACAATTAAATACACAGTACAACCTTCAGGAACACGCGGCACCGGAACAACTGCCGGAAAGCCAATGAAGTAATAAATGCTTGATGACGACGAGGGTGTAAAGGCGACACGGGTAACCAAGTTCGATATTTATGCCCTCGCTGTCGAGACTTTAGCCGATATACTTATAGACGTAGCCGGCTCATTGTCTGTGGCCAGTCAGATGCTACAGACCCACGCAAATTTCGTGGAGGAGAAAGAAACCTTCCACGAGTATGCAGCCCGAACCATTGAGACATTACAAGAAGGTGAGTAGATATGCCGCAGGCCAATAATCCTTCGACAACACCATCACTCCCAGGGGCTATGGCCCGACGCACCGATGGCGGACCCGCATCAAAGCAAGCAATTCGTTATGCAGCAGGAGAGCCTGGCGCTGAAGATTTCACTAATCTTCAAGCACAAGCACCTATGGCAAAGGCTGAAACAGCAAAGCCTATGCCAAAGTCTCAGATTGCACAAGCCGCTGCTACCAGCACTCCACAAGAGCAAGCCATGCAGACACAAACGAATCCAGTCAGCCCAATTCCATTGGACGCTGCTTCACAATACCCAGGTCAGCCAGTAACAAATGGTGCTGCTGCTGGTCCAGGAGCAGGCACTGAAGCCCTTATTCTGCCTAATCAAGTTCAGGCTCAATATGAGAATGCTTATCAAATGTTTAATTCAATGGCGTCAAATCCAGATGCGTCTCCAGCGCTCAAGTATTTAGCGATGAGGATTGGTCAGGGGTTCTAATTGGCAGGCATTGATTACGGTTGGATTACACCGGAACTTGCTAAAAACCCAGGCGTAGCAGCAGGAGTTGCTACTTCTCCAGACCCTGGCACTAGTAGCGTTCTGGCTTCACAGTCTCTTAACGGAGTAACGGCTAAAGATGTTGTTGCCGACCATATGGCTAACAACGAATCCGCTTCGTTTTGGACTAGAACTGGCATCAATGTATTTGGCGCACTTAACTTTTTGGCTAAGCCACTACAAGAAGTACAGCGTGACTACCGTTTTATCCATTCTGTTACACAAAAGCATGGCGTATTAGCAGGCTTTCTTAGTTCTATTGGAACTGTAGCCGGCGGTGTGGCAGGTTCTGTACTTGGCCCTGAAGGCACAATGATTGGTGCCGAACTAGGCTCTACTCTTTCACGTAAGTTGTTAGGCAACTACTATAAGGATTCATACGCTGACTCCGAAAATCCTAACTATAAAGTTTCCGCTGGCCGCGATTTCTCTAACGCTCTCGCAGGTATCAGCGATGCAGTTGGTGCTGATGGCACCGCAGCAAACTTGCGCAATACTAACTCAGGTATTGGTAAATTTGTATCAGGTATTACAGATGCTACATTTGATGTAACAACTGACCCTATTAACGTTGCTTCTAAGTTTAATTCACTTATGAAGAATGGCAAGTACCTTAAGATGTCTGAAGGTGCCATAGATACACAAGTAAAGAATCCTTTGATGAAGGCTCTGCCTGGCATGAAAGACTTTCTTGACTCTCACTCAGGCCGTGTGTTTACTCCACAGCAGTTAGATTTAGTTAAAGAAGGTACGTTAACAAACGCCACTTCGCGCACATACAATAGAGCGCTTGATGACATGGCTAACATTAACAATACAGCCAAGACTGCAGCAGAAGCAGCAGGCAATATTGCTCTTAAGTATCCTGAACTTGGCGCTACTGCCGCTGCTCGTATTTCTAAACTTAAGTCAGCCGATGAAATTCACAATGCTCTTCGTGATTCTGTGTATTTTGACGCTGAGGGTGGCAACCTAGCAGGTTCTGCCATTCTTCCATCTCGTACTTTGCTTCGTGCTAAAGGCTTAGAGCCTATACAAAAAGCCCTGCGTGGGGATGCAACCCCAGCAGAAATGAACTGGGTACGCAAAGGATACAAAACATTTAGCGGTTATATGCCTTACAGCGTTGACCCTACTACCCTAGAACTATCCACAAAATCTTTCAAGTGGAACAGCCCAGATGCTACTAGCGTTATTTACCGCATTGCTCGCTTTGGCATGGGTCATGGCGCAGCATCTGAAATGGCAGGACAGTACGCACAAGCAGTTGCTTCTGGCGACATAGGTTTAGCCAAGGCTATTAAAGCACATACAGTATTTGATTCATTTAAGGCAATGGGATTGCCTGATGAGAATATGCTAGTTATGAATGCTAAGCATGAACTAGATAACCTTGACAAACCACACCTTGACCAACAAGTATATTTTGCTGACCCAGCAGGTAACCCTGGTGGAGTATATGAAACCATTGATGGCCGTACTGCTGTTGCTGGTGTATCTGAGCATCAATTTGCTGATGAGTTTTCTATCCCAGATTTTAACCTTGCTAAGCAAATGCTTCGTGATGCAGGTAAGTATACAAAGTACTATGGCAAACTAGATTCATTTACTGCCAAGGCTTACACTAACAGCATCTTTAAGCCTTTGGCTCTTGCTACATTAGGCTTTGGTCTACGTGTATCTGCTTCTGAAATGATACCTGCTGTAGCACGCTACGGTTTTACTAATATGTTTAAGGCCAAGTTGGCAGTATCTGCTGCTAAAGCAAACCGTGATTTAGTTGAAGGTGAAGGCAAGCACGTTGCCTCTGCTGCTTTGGTTTCTCTTGGTGCTGCTAAAGGTATTGCTGCTGATGCACTTACTGGTGGCTATCCAGCATTTAAGCAAGCCTTTGCAAAAGGTTTGGCTAAGGTAGCCCCCGAGGACCAACTGCAATACGCTATTGATTTGCAACTTCACAATGATGGACACTTTGTTTCTCCAGGTGCTAGCACCGGCAACTCTGGTACAGCATCAATGCGTTATGATATGCAGAACGCAGCACATATATTCTTCCAGCAAGAGAAACGCAAATTAGCGCATCGCGAGACTGGCGACTTTACTACATACCAAGCAGACTCTTCCCACTACCTTCCTATGTATGCCACATCCTTGGGTAAAGAAGCAAAGATTGCTAAGGGTAGAAACATTGCCAGCGATATTGCTGATGTATTTGGTGGCCAAACAGCAAACATGGCAGAAGAAGTAAAACGCATAAATCCTAATATGGAAAATATTTCAGGAGTAGCAAATGTAGAAACAAGTTTTCTTAAAAAGTTTCAAGAATTTGACCGTACTTCTTCTGCGGAAAATCTAGGGCCAGAAAGCCTTAATACTATTTCCAAAATTCAAAAAGACTTGCAAGCAGGCAAAGGATTTACCGACCCACTTGTTTTAGAATATTGGGTTGATAAAGATGGAAAACTTTCTCTTAATTTAGCAGAAGGAAATCATCGCCTTGCAGCCGCAGAGGCTGCTGGTATTGATAATGTTCCAGTTAAAATTGTCAAAGGTTATGCTGATGATGTAGCAAAAGGAAAGCCTGCTGGCAAATCACCTATATTGCCAGACCGAACAGGATACCTTCCTGGAAACCCAAAACCTGAAAATCTACTTAATGAATCCGTTTTGGCAAAAACAACAAAACAAAAAATTGACAAGGTTACTCTTGAAAAAGAAGTAGGCAGCAATGCTTATGATAAGTATCAAGCCATGCGTCAGGAACTTATTAACCGTGAGTACAAGCGCATCATGGATACTAAGGCTGGTACTTACAAAGACTACAAGCGCGAATCTGAACTAGGTGCTCGCTGGGCAAACCAGGACCCACATCAGTTTGCTGCTGACCGCGTTGACTCTATCCTTGGTTTAACCATTGGAAAAGATGGAACAGTCCATTTGCCTATTGCTGAGAATATTGCAGCAGGTAAGCCTGCTGACTTGCAGTATCTTAAAGATACAGATGTACGTAAACTTCCTGCAGCAATTCCAGGACAGCAAATTGAAACCTACATTCCAGCAGGTAAATCTTTCCAGACTTTAATGAATCACGTTATTGACTTAGGCTTCAATAAGTTAATTGACCCAGTTATTAACGGCCTATCTCGTGAGCCTTTGTACTTAGTCCACTTCTCTAATGAGATGGAATCTCTTAAGTACTTAGTTAACACAGACAAGATGTCGTATGACCAAGCAGTACGCGTAGCGCAGTATCGTGCTACCCATGCAATGCTACCTCAGATTCACAACGTTGCTTTGCGTACTCAATTCTCACAACTTGCTCGTAACTTCATGCCTTTCTACTTTGCTCAAGAGCAGGCAGTAAAGCGTGCTATGCGTGTAGCAAAAGATACTGGCGTGGGTTCTCCAATATTCTCTCGTGCTGTGCGTCTATATCAGATGTCAGAGCAAGTTATGAATAACCCAGCCTTCATTGAAAAAGATGCTAATGGCAACTCATATGCCTACCTTCCATTCGTAGGTGAATGGGGCAAAAACCTTCAAAGCGCACTTAACGCATTTGGCGTACCAATGGTTAGCGGACTTCCTATCTCCGCACAAGGTAGCCTCACATCACTTAAGTCTGTAATACCAGGACTAGAACTTCCGGGTGTATCACCTATTGTTGCTATTCCCGCAAATGCTGTTGCTAGTTGGTTCCCTTCTTTAGCACCGGCAATCAATACCCCACTTGGCCTAGCGGCTAACCGTGGCGTATGGGAATCATTCATGCCATCTAAGCCAGTAATGAATGTTTGGAATGCACTCGGGCCAGACCAGCAAAACTCTGCTCTTACTAACGCATTGATGAGCGCACTTGCTGCTGCTGAATATCATAATCAAGTTCCTACTGCTCAATCATCGCTTCAAGAGCGTCAAGCCTTTATTGACCGCATCCGTAACAATGCTAAGAGTATCTTGATTATCAAGTCTATTACTGGTATGTTATCACCACTATCTCCACGTATCGAGCAGGCAGATATTGGCCTTCGCGATGAGTTTGTTAAGTTAGTCAAGGATACTGGCAACTACAACGATGCCCTTCTTAAGTTCCTTGGCGAGCATGGCGATAGTGCTATCTCTTATACAGTAGCCCATACAACTCCATCAGTACGTGGGGCACGTTTCCCTTATACTGAAAAGGCTATTGGCTGGATTGACCAGAACCTAAAGTCAGGTGGACTTCTCACTAATCCACAAACTTCAACCGGAGCAATGTTCCTGGTTCCTCAAGATGCTGGTCCTGGTAATACACTGGCTATCCACCAGCAGTTAATCAACGAGCATCTACGCGAATCTCGCACACCTATTGAGTTCCTTAATCAGTTCTACATCTCTGATGGCAACAACAAGATTGCTCCTTACCTAGCGCAACATACGGCTAACGTCAATGCACTTAAGCAGGCACAAAGCAGTTACTTGCTCCAGCAGGAAAACCAAAACTGGAAGGCCATTGTAGATGGCATGAAGGCTCTTAACCCTACATGGTATGAAAACTACACTAGCGGTGCTGGTAGAGATAACGCAGCCGTTGCTTTGCGTCAACTACAAACCATCTTTGCTGATGACAAACTTACTCCTAAGACTGAACAGGCAAAGTTAGTCAAGGGCCTATTGTCCGATTATCAATCACACATGAATATCATTAACCAATATAAACAATTGAATATCACTGGTTCAGTTGTAGATATGGAAACTCAGAACTGGAATACGTATCTTGAAAACCTCAAGACATCGGACCCACGCCTGGAAAGTGTTATCAATACAGTGTTCTCAAAGGTGGGCTAAATGGCTGATGTATCAACTTGGAGTTATGACGCTAATGGTAATGTCACCGTCACTTACAAGGATGGCCATAAGCAATCACTTACCCAGGCTCAAGCAATTGGCGCTGGCATTATTGCTGACCCAGGAACTGCGACAAAAGTTGGTTCTAAAATACCAGCACCGGTAAAACCTGGCTCGTATCAACTTAATAGCGGCACTACTGTGGCTGACCCATTTGGCAGCGGTGCAACTGCTGGCACTAACTTTACTGTTCCTATTAATGGTCAACAAATTCCAATTGGAACACTACTACAGAAAGCCAATGACCCCAAGGTGCTTGCTCAGATTGGTGGCGCCTTGCGCCAGTATGGAGTTATCAGCAAGGGTACTCGCTCTCAGCAGTCCATCATCAACGCTTACACAAGCGTGCTTGTTAAGGCTGCATCTGTATCTATGGACCCAAACCAATGGATGCAACAGTACCAAGCAGCAGGTGGCGGAGCAGATACACAAGTAACCGGTCCATCAACAAACATCAGCCTACGCACGTATGACCCCGAGACTATCCGTACAATCGCTGACCAGATTTATGTTAACAAACTAGGCCGTAAAGTTACAGATGCCGACCTCAAGGAATTATCTACTGCTCTTAACGCACAAGAGAAAAAAACTCCTACTAAGAGCGTGGCCGTTCCTAATGCAGCCGGTACAGTAACTACTACGACTACAACTGGCGGCGTAGATGAACAAGGCTTCATTAGCAAGAAAGCAGAAAAGTTGCCAGAGTATGGCCGTATGCAAAACCTTCAGTTTGCTTCATGGCTTGACAAGGCAGTATCCGGCGGACAGACAGCAGCAGGGAGTTTAGCGAATGGCTGATACAACTACAGGTACAGCAACTGACCCAATGCTTGTCGGTATTACCGAGGCAATGGTTGCAGCCCATCCAGAGTTGGCTGAGATTCGCGATTTATATGTTGCAGGCAAATACGCAGAAGCAACTAACAAGTTATTTAATACAGATTTTTACAAAACAACTAGCGGTATTAAGTTAGCCAATGAAGAAGTAAAGCGTAACCAACCTGGCGTCTATGAAGATACTATCAAGAATACTTGGTTACCAACTCTTCGCAACTACGCCACTCAAAATGGTTTGGCTATTACCGATGCTAGCCTCGAGGACATTGCCAAGAAGTCTTTTGACTTAGGCCTTACTCCAACAGCAGCGGGTACATTAGAACTCTTTAAGCCAGCCAAAGATGCTCAAGGTAAGCCAGTGCCTAACCCTTATATCACTGGCATTACTGGCGGGACTGCGGCTACAACTCAGCAGAATCTTCAAACATCTAACGCTGATTATGGCGCAGGGTTTAATCAATCATGGATTGATACAGCAGCAGCCAGCGTAGCGTCAGGTGCTACTACTGAGCAATACTGGACAGACCAAATGAAGAACCAAGCCGCTGGCTCGTTTCCTGCATGGACTGACCAGATTAAAGCAGGCTTGACAGTTAAGCAGATTGCGTCTCCTTATATCAATACATATGCTAATATTTTAGGCCTAGACCCTGCGTCTATTACTCTTAACGATAACCTTCTTAAGCAAGGCTTGCAAGGAACAGACCCAGCCAAGCCAAGCGCTATGCCACTCTGGCAATTTGAAAAGCAAGTCCGCCAGGACCCACGTTGGGCGCAAAGTAAGGACGCTATGGATACCCTCAGTAATACAGGTTCAAGCATTCTTCGTTCATGGGGGTTGATGTCCTAATGGCAAAAGTACAACTAGATTATTCTCCAGAGGCTGCACGCTTTACTGCCGCACCATCAGGACCGCTAGGCACAACCGGTGCTACCGGTGCTGTTGCTGGCGCAGCGACAGGAGCAACTGGTCCAGCAGTAGACCCAGATGTTACTGCTCTAAAAAAGCAAGTAACTGATTTACAGGCTCAACTCAATGCTAACAAAGCACAGGCTACGGCAACCACAGCAGGCAACCAGCAGAACGCTATCACATTTCTTACTCAGACATTTCAAGATTACGGCTTAGATGCCAACATTGCTTCTGCCGTTACTGACCTTGTGCGTCAGGGTTACACATCAGACACTATTCAAATCATGGCTCAGGACCCAAAGTCCAAGGAGCCATTAGCCGTAGCATTCCAACAGCGCTTTCCGGCAAACGCTGCTCGTTTGACAGCAGGATTGCCAGTGCTTAGCCCAGCAGAATATATTTCTACTGAGCGCTCATACGCACAGGTAATGCAGGCTTATGGTATCAACTCAAATTTTGCTACCAACAAAGATGTCTTTACTAAGTTACTGACTAACGATGTCAGCCCAACTGAACTTAATAGCCGTGTCAGTACAGCCAAGCAAGTTGTTGACAATACAGACCCATTGGTTGCACAGCAACTCCAAGCCTTCTATGGTATTAGTCAAGCAGACATGATTGCTCATGTTCTCGACCCAGCCATTGCTACTCCTATTATTGAGAAGCAAATCTCCGCTGCCCAGATTGGTGCAGAGTCTGCACGATTCGGAGCAAACATTGGAGCAGGTAAAGCAGAACAACTTAGCGGACTTGGAGTAACACAGTCTCAAGCAGCCGCAGGATTCCAAAACATCGCTCAACAACTTCCTGGAATGCAAGAGTTATCTGCTCGTTATGACGCTTATGGCCCAGCCGGAGCAATCGGTCAAGAGTTGCAAGCGGCAACGTTTGGAACTACAGGAGCCATTGATGCTCAACAGCAATTAGAAAAACTTAAGACTCAAGAAATTTCTTCTTTCTCTGGTTCATCCGGAGCAGGTAAGGGAAGTTTAATGGGCGCTGAAGAAGGCCAAGCCTAACAACTAGATTCCGTACCGATTGACCAGCATCGGCTATGTGTATTAAAGACTGGGAGTGGGAGCCAACCATCTTTCCCCTGAGATGAATTGCGGCCTGCGTCACTACAATGAAAGGGAGTGCCACATGGCAAACCAATATGATGATGATGACGACTTCGATGCAGTCGAAGAAGTCCAAGATGCAAATGGTCCTGCGAATCTTCGCAAGGCATTGAAAAGAGCAGAGAAGGAAAAGAAAGAACTTGCTGAGCAATTAGCAACTATTCAATCCGACCTCCGCAGTCGTTCAGTCAAAGAAGTATTGGCATCTAAAGGCGTACCAGATAAAGTTGCCAAGTTTATTCCTGGCGACATTACAACGCCAGAACAGATTGATTCATGGTTGACGGAAAATGCCGATGTATTCGGATTCCAAAAATCAGAAGAGGCTGTTCAAGCCGATGAGGAAACACAGGCCAATGTTAGTTCGTACCAACGAATTAATGCGGCTACCCAGAATGCAACCACTCCTAGCCGCGACCAAGACTTGGCCGCAAAGTTAGCAGGAGTTAAGTCTATTGACGAATTAAATGCATTAACAGGTAACCCAAGCGCCCGTTTTGCTCGCGGTAAATAAACCCATCCGCACAAACCTTAAAGAAAGAAGGTGACACATGAGCAACGCATATACAGATACCTCTTCTGGTTCGTTAGGTAACTACCTAGTCCAGACCGCGTATGACCGTTATGTTGAATTCGCTCTCCGTGCTGTTCCTCTCGTCCGCGATGTCGCAGACAAGCGTCCAGTACAAC